CTCGATGCGGAAATCTCCAGATTGGCGGACACCGTTTTTGTAGGCTGTCTGGCTCGTCTGCACGCGATAGGCAATCGCGGCGTCGAGCGCGCGAATATGCGCCCGGAATGTCATCCGAGGCGGGCGCGGACCGAAGGTGAGGAAGCTGCTCAAATAGAAGGTGGTGCCGCCTACCACAATAGGCGTTCCGGCCGTTCCTGACCCTGCAGTGATCTGAGCAATGAAGAACTCCACACCGTATCTGCGGTAGCTGGAATCCTTCACTTTGTCGATGAGGGCCTTCACCTCCGTGGCCAGAGCACCGGCCGAACCGCCGTAGTCGTTGTTATTGTCCAGAAACTTCCCGTAGCTCGCCGACGCCGCGCCATTGTAGAGCGTGACGTACGAGGGAAACGAGAACGTGCTGATGGTTTGCGCGCTGGCGGAATTGCCAGCGAAACGGCCGTTGTCAGCCAGCAGGTTGATGGAGAAATCCGAGAGCTGGTTTGCCCGTGGGGTCTGGCGGCGGCGCGTATAGCCGTGGCAGGTCCAGTTGCCGGATGCGTCGGAGGCAAAGACCGCAACGTCACCGGCCTCGGTTCTGATGAGGTCGTTGCCCGGCAGCTTGAGCGTCGTCGTATTGTGCGTCAGCGTGAGCGCGCCAGCGAACGTCAGCACGCGCCATTGGTTTGGCACCGTGCCGAACGACGTGATCGTGGTGGTTCCGGTGATGGCCAGATAGAGGTCGGACGATGCGCCGATATCGACCGTGGCCGCACTAGCCAAAGTTCCAACCGGAGCTGAGCCGGGCGCGAAGACGTTTCCAAGCTCGGTGTCGACCGCCGCGAGGTGATCGGCTATTGACGACCCAGCCGGAGTGTAATTGACCGGCGTGTGGTTGGCCTCTACGTCGGAGCCGTCGAGCACCACCACTCCGGATTGACCGTTGACCAGATCGACCGCGCCCGTGCCGTTCGAACCAGCTTGCGCCATGAGCTGCCAATAGGAGTTTGATTCCGTCGGCAGCGTGGGCGGGGCATTGCCTGAACCCGGCGTGGCATTGATATAAACCCACGTGGAACCGAGCACCCGCACCGCATCGTTCAGCGCGTAAGTCGTCGCGCCGTTGTAGTCGCCGCGGTGGTTGATCGGAGTACCGGGGTCGCCCTTCGGGATCTCGAAATCGAATACCGCTGCGCCCGATGTTCCTGAGTTCGTGACTGTCGCAGGGACGTCCGGATTTACCGTGTCCACCGTTCCTACGGTGATCGTGGCGGCGGCTCCGGGCGCGCCTTGAGGACCTGTTTCGCCGGTCGCGCCCGAGTTACCACGCGGGATTGTGAGGTTGAGCGTTTGGCTCGGCGCGGTCCCTGTAATCGTCGCGCTCGCGCTTGAGCCGGCTGCGCCAGTCGTTATAGACCCGATAGCCAGGCTGTTCGCAGGACCAACATCGCCAGTAATATTGACGTTCCAAGACGTGTAAGTTCCCGATCCGATCGCGCGACCGGCAGGAACGTTGATGATCAGCGTCGTGCCGGAATACGAGGTGACAGTCCCCTCCATGTAGTTGGAGGAGCTGTTCGAAACCCGCAACCATTGCCCAGCGGAATAGCCGCGGCCGGACTGCACCGTGAACGTCTTCGCGCCCGTCCCGATCGCAACAGACGATGTGCTGGTCGCCTGATAGCTCGGTCCGGCCGGACCCTGAGGACCGATCAAAGCGGTTACGAGGGTCCACGTACCGGAGCCCTTGGTGTAGTATTCGGCGATATCCTGCCGGAAGTAAACGTCATCGTCCTGCCCAAGGGAATCAGAGGGCACGCCATTGCCGGCCAGAATGCTCGTCTGCGCCGCAAGGATCTCCGCGAGCGAGACGCCGATATCAGAAACCGAGTTCCAGTTCGTCGAGAAGCGGGCGATGCCATACGCCTTCCCACTGCCCGTGGCCCCCGCGTAGGCGGGATAGATGGTGATCGACGTGTTCGAGCCGACTGCGGTGATTTCATAGCCGCGCCCATCCGCGTCGGGGCACCACACGTCCCCCGCCTTCGCGTTAGCGAGCCATGCTGTGAGCGCACCGGTCACCGTCGTCGAGCCGTTTGTGGCTGTGACGGTGCCCGCGCGATACCATGCGGTCATTCAGAGATTCCTAGTTGTCGAAGGTATAGGCGAGGCCTTGGTAAGAGATGGTCACGTCGCCGAGACCGAGGCCGCTCCATGATGCTGATGAGGTTCCGGCCGTGGGCTTGTAGCGCTCGATTGTTGCCTTGAACCAACCACTCTCAACGTAGGTGGTGAGGAGCATCGCCCCCGCCATATTCGTGTCACCGGTACGCCATGTCGAATAGCGTTCGTCGAATCCGCGCCCGGACGGATACATCGAGTAAACCGACGACATGAGCAGGGTCGTGCCCCCCAATTGATGGATGCCGCCGTTGGCGACACCGCCGACCGTGTAACCTCCAGACTGCGTCGCGGTGAACGATCCCATGATGTGGGTTGCGATAGGGGACACTGGTTTCAGGCGTTCTGTGACCGTTTCGATGATCCCAACTGAGTTGACACCAGGCATCGCGCTGATTGTGAAACTATCGCTGATGTAGTCCGTAGCGTAGGCCTGCTGCCTGCTCGACGACCACACGACCTCTCCGCTTGGTCCGTACAGAACAAGACCAGTGGCCTGGTCGAAGGCGTAGCTCAAATCGATAGCCTCGTGACCGATGCGTTGAAGCTCGCGTCGATCCCTACTGCGCCAGACACCGACGAGCTAATCGCGTTTCGTCTTACGACATGGCCCTGCACCGAGTACCTCCAGCCAAAACCAATGGAGTTCCGGCTAAAGCCGCCGGAGTTTCCTGCTCCAGTGCCAGTCCAGCCAACGCCTGACGCAATTGTTCGCCCATTTGCGATGGGAGTCGCTCCGGATGCGTTCCGATAGGGGTACCGATACGCGGTATCGATGTACCCAGCCTTCAGATATGAAGGCGACACCCCGGCATTGGCATCGACGCCGTTGAAGTATGGCGGCCGGCGAAGGCTCCCATTTGCATTCACGCCATAGTTAGCGATGTGGAGCGTGTACGAGATTGTCGGCGGAACGCCATATGTGCTAGAGGCGCGCATGATGTTGAGATAGACGACAGTCGCATCCGCTCCAATCGAATAGCTCCAGAACCAATGTCCGCCGCCATCTACGAGGATCGACCCCTGGATCGGGAGATTTATGCCGCCAACCGTAACATGGCCAAAGAGGAATGGACGGTAGTCGAGGCCGTGCGCGAAGAGCGTGATTTTCCTCGCGTTATTCTCGGTCGCAAGCCACTCAGTACCGGACACCGTTCCCGTGCGGGCCGTTGGGTAGAAGCCAATAAGATCCTGCGTGGAATTGAGCCTGACGCGCGCCGGGTAGCTGCTCGGCGTGTCCACCGGCCCGAGGTCGGTGCCACCCGTCCAGACGGCGATCCGGTCAGGACCTATGCAAAGGTGGTCTCCCATTCAGGTACCGAGAAACAGAATTCGCCGGTTCTTGATGTCGATCGTCGCTTTACCGTCCGTCGATCCCTCTCGTCCGTTTGCGAAGTCCCAATAGTAGGTGTTCGCCGGGTCCGAGATTCGAAGTGTTGCGATCGACGCGACGTTGAGCTTCTGCGCAGTGATAGTCCCGTCTCCGTACATGTCCCCCGCGAACACGAGCGTCGGCACCCCGTTGACGTTCCCAATCGAATAAACAGTCTTCGGGGTTCCGCCTGTCTGGTCCGGCTGGGCGATCTGGAACTTGTCCGCAACCACGGTGAACGTGCTTCCCGCAGCTGTTCCGTCGAGCTGGACAAGGCCGGTCACCTGACCGTTCTGGTTGAGCGTCACCGCGAATTTCTGCTCGATACCGTCGACGGACTGGGCGAGGATCTGCACCTGCGCAATATTGCCGTTGAGGGCCGTCGTAATAGTCTGGTCTACCTGCGCCAGAGCATTGTCGGCGTTGGTGCGGGCCGTTGTCTCCTGCGTAATGGATGCCAAGGCGTTGAGGAGTTGCGCCTCGAAAGTCGTCAGCTGCGATACGAACGCTTCCTGCTCGGTGAGCCGTGCTTTTTGCTCGACGCGGATCGCAACCTTGTTCTTTTGCCCCTCGAGCAGCGCCCGGATCGTTGCGGCCGCCGCGTCCTGGCTGCGCTTGATCGTATCGAGCACCATGCTCGACACTGATCCCAGCATGGTATCCACGGCCGTCACGAGCGACAGCTCGAACTCCTGCTGAGGGGTCAGCGCTCCGTTGAGCTCTATTTCGTTCAGCGTGTTCTGCGCCGCCTCGATCGCCTCCTGGAGGGCGGTGAGATCGACCTCGTCGCTTTTCTGCTCTCGGTTCAGCGTATCGATCAGGACCCGAAGGGTCTGGTACAGGTGCTCGACCGTTTTTCCGGTTGGATAAAGGAACCGGGAGCCGCCGCCGTCAGCGCTCACCGCTCTCTCCTGCGTCGGTGTGGATGCCCGTCGCCTCCGTCCAAGACGCACCCTCGGCAATGTTCACGATGCCGCGCTGATAGCGCCCCTCGGCGTAAACTGGGCAGAACCCTTCGGAATTCATCGGGGACTCGGTTGAAACCGTTTCGACCTCATCCAGCCGTCGCAGTCTCGTCGCAACCTGGGCCGTGACATGCTCCGGGGCAGCGTCGACGATCGGCCAGACTTCCGAGACGAACGTTTTCCGTCCTGCCACCTCATAGGTTGCCGTCGAGAGCGATGCGGCGCGGTTCGCGCCCGTGAACTGGCACAGCCTCCGGTCGCCGTCGACGACCGCCCATTCCTTCCGGCTCTCTCGGAACTGTGGGCTATCCGCGCTCACGTTGGCAAACACGGGATCGTCGGCGTTGGCGGTTCCGAACATCTCGATCAGTCCGGCTTCGTCGTCGGCGTTGACGGGCTCCCGGTGGATCTCGAAACCGAACTGAGAGTCGAACTCGTCGAGGGTCCATTTGTCGTCGGCCCACGAGTAGATCAGCAGCTCGTTCGGGAAGATGGCGCCCTCGGTCGGGAACGCCACCATCCAGCATTTGCGCCGGGCGTCGATGGCGGACCAGACCTTATGGCGATAGCCGTAGTTGAGCCGGTTCGAGAAATACCGGTCCACGCGATTAGCACCGATCGGAGACGCCGCCAGACCGTCGAAGGTATAGAACCCGTCCTCTGCCACGCAGAAAGCAATCTTGCCCCACGGGCTCCAGGCGTTCGGCCCACACACGCCGCGGCCGCCTTCCACCTCGTCGAAGATGAAAGGAGCACCCGCCCCGGTGTAGGTCAGGCGAACGATACCCCGCTCCTGAAAGATGGCGCCCTGCTCCCCACCCCATCCCGCAACGATCAAGCCGTTGGCCTGATTGACCTCGCCCTGGAAGGCTTGGGTGGCGAAATCTGGCTCCCACAACGTGATGTTGTTGAAGGCCGACACGTTCACGGTCTTGCCATCGCAGATGAAGAGGTGCTGGCGAATGCGGAACACTGTGTCGCCGAACGGCGCGTTCTCGAGATCGGCAAACTGTGACGACGATCCCATGACGTAGCGTTGAGGCGTGACGCCGCGGCCGACTGCAACGACGTTGTTGCCGAACTGCTCGAAGGTCACCCCCCAATCGTAGGAAAACGAATAGCCGCCTAACTTCGACACATCCGCCGGCACTTTGCCGACGACACGATAAAGGCGGCCCTGGTCCGCCAGAAACGCAACTGGAAATCCGTCCCCATCGTAGAAGCAGCGCCCGCCGAGACACGGATCGTTGATCATGGACCCAGCCCGCACCTGAGCGAGATCCGGCAGAGGAGCATAGCGGCCAGACAGTGGAAGAACCCCTTTGATCAAGGGGCTCTGTCCGCTGATCTTGGACTGATCCGGGGCGAACTGCCCGAAGGGGATGGGCTTGATGCCGGCCACTAGGCGGCCACGCCCTTGATCACGGCGAAGTTGATAACCGGCTGCTCAGTGGTGGTCCCGCCAGTCGTGTAGGCCGTGATCTGGAAGCTACCGGCGCCGACGGCGGTGACGAGCAGCACATATTTGTCGGTCCCCGACTTCTGGGACAGAAGGATGACGTCGGTCGCGGCGACGGCTGAGTTTGTGACCGTAAAAGAGAACGGCGTCGCAGAGCCCGCAGCAGACACGAGCGTGATTGCGCCCGTAACCTTGTTGAGAGTGACGCCGGTGGTGCGGTTCGTGGCCTGCGTGACAGCACCGCCCGCTCCAGTCCCGTAGCCGACGCCTGCCGTGTCGCCCGTAGATTTGACCGCCGCCGCGCTCGTAACTGCTCCGGTCAGAGTGCTTGCGCCAGTGACTGCCAGCGTACCGGCCACAGCCGTGTTACCGCTCGAGGCTGCCACGGTGAACTTGTCGGTGTTGATGGCCACGTCTCCGGTAGCCGCCAGAGAGCCGTCCTTCTGGACGCCGAACTTCGTCGAGCCACCAACCTGAAGGTTGATGAGCTTCGAAGCCGTCTGGGATGCGGAGTCCGTGACGTTCATCTTGATCGCGTCGAACGTCTGTCCGCCACTGTTCCAAGTGTCGGTCATGCTGTGAATGGCGGTCATGTTCAGCTCCTAAGGGTGAGGGTGTTGCCGTCGCGATCGGTCATCAGGTTCGCGAACCGATCGTAGATTTCGACATCGGTGTTGGTGTTCAACGCGACTTGGTTCGGGGCGCCGCCGACATAGCCTTGGGCATTGACGTAGACCTCGGCGCTATTCGTGACGCAGGCGACGTTGAGGGCGGCGTTGTTCGATCCGACAAGCGGCGGATTGAAGTGGCGCTGAAACGGCACCGGCGCGGTATTGGCCGCGAGCGCCGCAAGCTTGGTGCGCCAGATCACCGTCGACCCGTCCTTGATGACGACCTCTGTCGCAACCGACGCATCGGTGTTCATGACGTCTATGGAGCTGAGGTAGTTGTAACGGCCCGCGCCGGCGGCAGCTTTGATCGGCACGTCGCTCGTGCTCGTGATCCCGCCGCTTTCAGCCGCGTAAGACCAGCCATTGGCGAGCGGAGACGCGGACGGCGCGCCAAATCCTCCCCCAACGCCACCTCCTGTGCCCTGGTCGTCAACGATCATCGGGACAATTCTCCCGTCCACCGTCTTGCCGTGCATGACGACATTCATCGACATGGAATCGTTGCTCCTCTGATGCGCGGCGCGAGCGCGCTCATTGACGTTCTCGCATTGGTTTCGGTGAGATTGAGCCCGCCGGCCGCGGAGACGTATTCCGCGAATGCCTCCTGGGCGCGCTCATTGTTACGAAGGAACTTCCAAGACTCGATCAGCACCGCGTTCATCACGACAGCGGGGGCATTTTCCATCAGCCAGTTCGATTGGGCCGTAGTGCGTTGCGTCAGCGTCGTGGCATCGCGAAGGATGATGGCCGACCCGTCACGATCGGTGAGGGTGTCTTCAGTCTGCACCGCCTCGAACTTCGCATAATAGGAGAGCGTGGCCTCTCCGGTTGCGGCCGGCGCCAGCGTGATCGTGCTGCCCTCGACCGTGAACGAGGCCGGGAGCCCGCCGCCAATCAAACGGACGTCCCAGAATTCCTTCGGGGACCGGTATTGGAGCCGGAAAGCAACATCACTCTCCCAATTCAATCGTGTGGCTTGCAGATAGTCCGCGGGGACCGTTCCCACGCCAGCCACGAACGGTATCCGAACCGTCTTGATCATCGCCCGGATGCGGAGCGGGGCGGAGGCCAGCGGCGGCGCGCCGCCGAAGTTGATACGCTGCTCGGCGAACTGAACCTGCCGCGGGAAGTCAGCAGCAAAAATAGCGTCACCGGTACGAACGACGATGCGCTGAACCGCAGCCTGCAATTCGTCGAACGACGCAAACCCCATCAGACCCGGCCTCCCGACACCCTCAGCTTGCGATTGTCGATGTCGTTCATCCAGCGTTTCCAGGCGGTCTCATCGAAATACCAGCCTTCGCGGAAGGCCCGCGCTTTCACGCTGTCGGGAATGACGGCCATGTTCCGCATATCCTTGCCCTTCGGCTGTTCCCGTTGTGCGGCCGCCTGCTCAATGGCGAGCTCGTCATCGAACTCCTCCATGAAGACGAGATCGCCGTTCGGCTCGAAACGGCTGTACACGCGCTTGCCCGGCCGGCTGAGCGATGGGTGAAGCGTCCAGTCTTCAAACTGCAACGGCCTGACCCTTCGCGATGAAGTCTTCCGCCTCCGCCTTCGGAAGCTCGCGGATCCAGCCCGCGATGAACCGGCCCTGGCTCGTGAAAATCTTGTAGTGCGTGACCTTGATCCTCACCCACGGTTCACCGATGAGCTCATGCTCGATCAGATCCGCGGCGGCTTCCCGCTTCGGTCGTGCCATTCCGTACTCCATGAAAAAGGGGAGGGCCTGAGCCCTCCCCAGTTGCGGCGAGGCTACGCTGAGGTCGTGAGGTCGGCCACGATGCCGTGAGCCTTCTCGTTGCTCATCTCGAGCGTGAACTCCGAGAGGATCACGTTGGTGTCGCCGTCGCCGACCTTGCCCAGCGGGAAGCGGTGGAAGCGGCGATTGGGCAGATAGGCCACCTTGACCTTGCTCGGGTCCACGAGGAGGCACGAGCGAGCGCGAGAATAGCGATGCGGCACGAACTCGATGATGCCGAAGTCACTTTCGTAGCGGTTTGCGGCCTGGTGGACCGTGCTCTTGCCCACCTGGATCTGCGAGATCGAGCGGCCGGCGAAGGTCGAGGCGACGCGCTTGTTGTACGCGCCCATGAATGCCATCTTCACGTTGCCGCCGGACTCGAAGACCTGCTGCAGCGTATCGAGGAAGAGCGTTTCCGTGAACGCCCGCTGATCGCCATCCGTGGCCGTGGTCCCCGGCGTGACGGTCGGATCGGCAGGGTCAGCACCCGAACCTCCGCCACGACTCGTATTCGTGCGGATCCAGGCCTCGAAGCCCCGCAGCGTACGCACGGTCTCGCCACCAACAGACGCGGCCGTGTCGTATGCCTGATTGGTGACCAGCGCGTACTCCATGTCCTTGCGCAGCTCGATGGTCTTGAGAGCGAGCTGGCGGGCCATTTCCTTGTCGCGGCCGGCTTTGTTCACGGATTCGAGCGTGCCGGACACGGTCGCGTTCTTTTCGGCGATCTGACAGATGTTCGAGAGACGCACGGTGTTGACCGCAGCCGTTCGGCTCGTGACCTGACCTTCGGGCTTGGCGTTCTGCCCCACGGCAGACAGAGCTTCCGTCTGCCATTCGTGGATGGTGTTGGTCGCCGTAGTCGTGCCGACGGCACTCATGAACGGCGTGTCCTCAACATCCACGCGGTGGATTTGGTCGGTGAGATCTTCGCGGATGCCCTTGGCAGTCGCGGTCGTGAAGACGTTGGTAATCGCGGCCATTATCGCTTCTCCGATTGAAGCTCCGCCAGGAACGCCGCTTCAAGGGCGTCGACGGACGGGTTGCTGCTGAGGTCCTGAACCGCCTTGGCGTAGTTTGACGGGCGTCCGCCTTTGGCAGGTCCAGGGGCTGCGATCTTCGGGGCTGGCTTCGGCACAACCTTCACGTTCGCCTTGGCTTTCTGCGCCGCGTCGAACTGCTGTGCTTTCCACAGTGTCACGATGTCTCGCGCCGAGGCTTGGGCGAGCATCTCCGGCGTGTAGCCGGAATCGACACCGTATTTGTGGATGGCCTTCCGCATCTCCGCCGCTTTGGGGGTATTCGCGGCCAGATCAGGGGCCAACCGCTGAAGTTCCTGGGCCTGTTCGGCCAGATACTCCCGCATCATCTCCCTGGTCAGCTGCTCATTTTCCTTGGCGTTGCGAGCGCGCTCAGCCCGAGCTTTCTCCTGAAGATCTTTCCGGTGGACGTAGCTCGCGAGCTGATCCTCATACTCAGCCGGGTCCGTGAGGCGCAGCCCTGGGTCGGGAGGCGTGATCTCGACGTCCGTGAAGCGGGCGAGGATCTGATCGTACTGTTGGAGCTTTCCCACCAATGCGTCCGACGCTGATTTGACCGCCTTGCGCTGTTCGGCGACCTCTTGCGTCTTTCGCGTGTAATCTGCCGTCTGCTGCGCTTCCCGGCCGCTGATCCAGGCTTTGATGTCCTGGGGCAGCTTGGAAAACATAGCCTTGTCGGCCTCTGACATGCCGTTCGGAGCGTCGATGGCCCGAGCAGCGGGGGCCTCGGAAGGCTCGCTCTCGGGTTCCGGCTCGTCTTCGGTCTCCGCCTCAACGGCGGTAATTTCGTCGTCGGATTCCGTCTCGGTATCAGACGGTTCCGCGTCAGTTTCAGGCTGCGGCTCCTCAGCCGCCGGTGCGCTCGCTTCCTTCTCGGCTTTGGGCGGAGCGCGCTCGGCAACAATCTCCGCCTCGAAAAGGTTCGCGATGGAATCGACCGTCGGCGTGGCGGCGCCGTTGGGCGCGCCCTGGGTAGCAACATCCATTATGAGTTCCTTACGCTTTTGCCGGCGCCTTACGGGCCCGCTTCTTCTCGTCCATCTTGGCGATGGCCTGGATGATCGCCTCGGCGCTCTTGCCTTCGGTGATCGCGGTTGCCATCACGGTCTTGATGTCCCGGAGCGCCTTGACGCGATGACAGACCTTTTCCCTGAGATCCGCATCGGTGATGTCGGATTGAAACAGAGCCTCGGCGTAGTTCCGCTCGACGGCGGAGAACACGGCGAACAGACCGTCTGGCCCCTCGCACCATTCCCGGAACCGGCGACCGCGCTCTGCGAGCTTTCGGGCGGCTTCATCGTTCATCCGATCTTGCCTCCGAACCTGACCTTGCTCTGCAGCTTCGCATTCTGCAGGCCCTGCTCATGGGCGCTCGCAATGCGCCGGTTCTCGTTCCGGTCGTCGATCTGCTGCTGGTCCTTGGCCATTCCGGCCTCAAAGCCCATCTGCTGCTTCTGCAGCGCGAACTCCATGAACATCTGCTGGCGCTTCAGGTCGAACTCGGCGTTGATCTGGAGGAGCTTGGCGCGGAAGTCGAAATCGGTCTTCTGCTGCTCGATAGCCATCTTGGCTTGAGCCTTCAGCATCTCGATCTCGAAATCACGCTGTGACTCGATCTGCCGGAACCGCCCCTCCATCTGAAGCTCTTGGGCCCGCATCTGCAGCTTGCCCTGGACCTCGACCATCTTCGGATCGGCCTGTGATCGGTTCTGCTGGGCCTGCTTGAACTCATCTGAAGCCGGGTCCATGAAATACTTCTCAGGGAACTTCCACCCCACAGCTTTGATGAGCTTCTTCCCCGTCTCGTAGAGTTGCCCTGGACCGACGAGACCCGCTTCCGCGCCCATCTGTTGGGCCTGGCCGACAACCTGCGCTGCGAGCAAATCTTCCTCGGCGTTCGAGTGCCCGAGCCCCACAGCGACGGTCGCCCGCATATCCGCATTCCAGGAGCGCGGGTCCATCGTCACCCATTGGCCGGACAGGAACACGGTCTTTTCCGCATCCTGGTATTTGACGAGATTCTTCAGAATCTTGCGGAAGACGGGGACAAGCAGCGTCTCCGCGATCATGCGCACCATGAGGCGCTTGCGGGACTGCTCGTTGCGATCGTCCTTTCGGGCTTCTGTTGCCGACTTCGGGTCTACCACCTCGCTCGAAATCGACATGCCGTTGCGCACGATGCCGGACTGCTGCTCGCGCACGCTGTCCATGTACGTGATGGCCTCCAGCGCAGTTCCCGACCGATCCGGGACTTCGATCGGCCGCACCGCGCCGCCCTGACCCTTGGTGCGGATCAGGCCGCCGATGCGGTACGTCAGCAGGTCGTCAATCGTTCCCTCGGCCATGGCCTGGTCGGGCACCTCGAACCGAGGATTGTTGGCCAGATACACGTTATCCAGCAACTGGCGCACGAGATGGGTTTTGACGTACTGCGTCTGCTTGACCTTGTCGGCGAGCGCGAGACCGATCAGGCGATGCGGAATGCGGTCAGCAGACCACGCGTCGAACGGGTGCTCGTCGATCTCTTCCTTTTCCAGGATCGTCTTGTTGACGCGATGGACCTTCCAGCGCTTGGCCTTACCGGATCCGTCGAGATCGATCAGCGTGTATTCTTCGCAGAGCGTCAGCCGGTCCGACAGCTTGGCCGTGTGGCCCGTCTCGTTGCGCTGCTCGTCCGGGAAGCGCCGGTCCTTTCGGCTATCCTGCTCGTGCCCCTTGTTCGCCGCCAGCGACATGACCAGATCGTAGTCGAACCCCATGGCAATCAGTTCAGATCTGGATTTCTCCACCTCGTGGCAAAGGTACTCGACGTCCAAAGACTTGGCGCGCTGCGAAACCTTGAATTCTTCGGGCGGCACGCTCTCGATGCAATTGCGGCCTTCCTTCTTCTGCCGCGTCAGCGTGACCGTGTAGACCATGCCATCCGCAAACGCCGGCTGCGCTTCCGGATCGATGGATTGCACGTTGATTGGCTCTCCAGCCTCTTCCTCGATCGTCACCCCGTCTTCTTCGCGCAGTTCTTCGACGAGAGGCTTCGGAAGGCCCGACAGCGTCTGGCGCTCCTCGGTCTCCTCCGTCTTCCACCACGTTTTGACGATCCCGATCTTCTGGATGAGGCTCGTCTTCACGGTGTCGTGGAGGACGATCACGCCGTTGTTTTCCGAATAGAAACAGTAGTTGGCGAGGTCGCCCGCCTGCTCACAGTATGTTTCGTCTCCACGGCGTGACGGCTCATACTCGACAACGCGCTCGCCAGCGAGAAACGGCTCGAGCAAATCCGGTAATGCCCAGTCGACGACTTCGGCAACGTCCATGGATACGGCGTTGCTCGTTCCCTCCTCCTCATCGCCGTAAGGCTTTCCGAGGTAGCGATCGAGGTTGTCGTCCTGATCGGCCGAAACCTGATCCGTGAGGTAGCCGACGGCCTGCTGGTTCATCTCCACGAGGAGCGTGGCCAGCTCGGAATCGTCTACGCCCGCAGAAGGCTTCTTGTCGTCTTCGGTCAAGCGTACCGCCTCTTGGGGTAGGAGATTGGTTTCGCAGCCGCCGGCGGCTCATACACGACACACATCAATCCGAAGGCATCCGCACCATGGCTCGACCAGTCGTGCTCGGGACCGAGACCGATGTTCCGATCATCGTCTGACTTCTTCTCGTGGTACCAGCCGAGCGCATCGCGTCCGGCCTCCGTCGTGTCCTTGTTGAACCAGATGCTCGGGAAGAGCCGCCGCGCCGCCTCGATGCGCATCTTTGCGGCGCCCTTGCCCTGGTTGGGCACAACTGTCACCTCGAATTGCGCCGCTCTGAGCGCGCTTTCGTACGAGACGTCGTAAACCTTGTCGTTGGTCGCGCCGTCGTGAGGAAGGTAGCAATGCGCCTTCCCCCATCCGTTCTCGCGAAGCCATTGGACGTGCGTGGCAAGTGGTTGCCCGACCGCTTCGTAATAGTCTAGGACACGAACCTCTTTGCCGATGAACTGGGCAATCCAGATGGCGCAAGCGTCAGCCTTGGCCCCTGTGCCGCCAATGTCCCAAAACGCCCTAATGGACATGAGCGGATCTTGAGCAACCCGGGCGATCCGGCTCTTAGCCTCCGTGAGCGATTTGGCGTAGTAGGCGCCTTCAACTACGGTGACATAATCGCCTTCCCAGACGTGCTCGTATTGGTCCGGCCTCTTGGACTTATCTTCGAGGCGGGTCCTGTTCAGAATTGACGGGAACCACGGATTGTCTCGCCAATTGAGCTCCACGATCTTGCTGCCGGCGGGCGGGTCTTCGCGGAACCTTTTGTGCGTGGCGCTCTTCTTGCGCTCCGGGTTCCAGGTCACCCAAATCTCAGACCCTTCCTCGCGGACGGTCGGAATGGCCTTGGCCCACGCTGTTTCAGACACCGGCTCGGCCTCGTCCACCCACAGCAGCCGAATGCGCGCCTTAGACTTGATGCTGTCGAGGTTGTGGCGAAGGCCTATGAACGCGAACTCGATACGCTTGTCCTTGGTGCGAACGTAGGTTTCGCCGACCTCATAGGCCGCAGCCAGCCACGGTTCGGAAGCGATTGCGCCTTTCACCTCTGCAAGCGAGCTTTCGGCCAGAGAATTCATGAACTCGCGGCCACACACTATGACGCCGGGCTTGTTCTCTCTGGCGAACCGCAGTCCCCATACGGCTGACATCTTGGCGAACGAGCGGGTCTTGCCCGAGCCACGGCCACCGTACGATCCTCTGTACATGGCCTCGCCGGCAAAAACCGGGATGAGCTTCGGAGGCAGCTCAATGCGCTGCGTGGTCATCGCTTACGATTGACGGGGCGACAAGCTCGATACGGCTGACGGAAACCGTCGCGTCTACTTCAGCCTGCATATCGATTGCAGCGAGCTTCGGCTTCTCGTAGCCGATAGCAGCGGTGGCGGCGGCAAGGCGGTCCTTGATCGGGTTCGACGTGTCCTTGTAGACGGTGATCAGGAACGCGTGAGCATCGCCCTTGAACGGCTCTGGCAGCGCCTCATCGACAGCCTTCATGACCTGCTCGACCTTCTTCAGGCGCTCAACGGTCTTGTCCGCCTTCGATCCAGGCTTGCGGCCTGCGTTAGGCCTTGCTCCACCGCGCACTTTTGAATCCTGTTTGAATGTTTTGATTTTTAATCAATTCGTGTTGCACGTGAAACGTTCATCGCGCCAACAGCAGACCAATGCCGACGAGCGCCGTCTCTGTCTGCGCGTTTGGCGGTCCTAGTGGTGTCAGCGCTGTGATGAGCGCTCCCGAGCTTGTGCAGCGTTTCGGGGGCGTCATTGTATCTGGAATGTCGCGGTGCTTTGGGCGCAGTGCACCCGGCCAGGGTCTCAGCGTTTTCGATCCGCCTTGCCCGATGGGGGGTATCGTCTGGCTCATACTCGAGGCCCACTAGGGTCCACCCAGATTCAGCCCTATGCGTGTTCGGGGGGCGCAGTCAAGAGCCTGCGAAGCCCAACTAGATCACGTCTACCAGATTTAGCCGCTTCTCGATGCGGTCCATGCGCTGGTCCAGCCGATCGATGCGGCGATTGATGCCGCCGATGCCTTCCTCAACATGGGACATGCGCACCTTGAGGTCATGGACGTCAGCGCGAAGCAAGTCGAGCTTCTCGTCCATACTAAGGAGCTGCGCCCGAAAGTGACGCAGATGCTCGAGGATCAGGTTTTCCGTATCGTCTGTCATTTGCGCCAACGCTCAGGCCACTCTTCCTCAGGAAGTTTCTCCAAAAGCTCTGCGAATGCAACAAGCTCTGGCGTAACCGGGCGTTTCCCAGCCCAGATCCGGTGCAATTGCGACGGATGCCGATCTAGTGCGCGCGCCAACCTCGCCGTTGTGCCGTGTCCGCCGAGAAGGGCTTCAAAACGAGCTTCAAGCGCCGCGCCATCTGCTTTTGATGCATGTGCCATACGCAGCATCTAGTGCCATTGGCACCGCGCAGTCAAGAAAAGGTGTTTTAGTCACCTTTTGCGATTGCAATTCGGTGACTTTGGCACTATTCTTCAGAAGTCGCCCCCAGAAACCGCTGTAACGGCCCGCCCTCTGCCGGGCAGGGGACACAGCGTTCGCTCAATTGACCAGCCCCTGCGAAGGCGACCACGCAAAGCACCCCGGCTGAGACCCAGATGATTGGCCCAATCGGCGAGACACATCTCTCGGTCTCCGAGCCGGAGCATGACATTGTTCCGTTTGTTTCGCGCCTGCTGGGCCGACGACGCCCACGTGCAGTTGCCGGGCTCGTATCCTTTCGAGTTGTCTAAGCGCTCGATGGTCATGCCGGGCGGACATTCCCCCATGTCGCTGCGAAAGTTCGAGAAATCGTGCCAGCGCTCACAAACCGTTATGCCCCGGCCGCCGTAGTCCGCGAAGGCATGGCTGTTGGGGCTATGGCACCGCTCGATCATCGAATGCCACTGCTTATAGAGCTTACTGTTCCTCCCGCCGTGCGTGGTTTTTGCGACCGCCGCCCGTTCCTTCTGAAGACACCCGCACGATTGCGCGAGACCGCGGCGCAGCGTGTTCCCAACAATATCTTTCGTTGAGCCGCAGTCGCACTGGCATCTCCACAGCGCTTGGCCGTGCCGCTTACCCTCTCGCCGAAGCACCACCAATCGGCCGAACCGCTGTCCGCTGATGTCAATAACGGTCACTTCCTGGCCCTCCCCGCATGGCGCTCTAGCGCAGCCCTGATCTCATCGGACAGCGACCACCTATTGGCCTTGGCCAACGCGTCGAGCTTTGCTCGGAGCGACGGGGTAATGCGGAGCGCGATCCGCTCGTGAGCCTCAAGCTCAGCGCCTTTCTTCGGTCTAGCCATGCGCTGAGTTGTATCAGGCTATTGCAACAATGTCAAACGTTTGAACAAACCGCAGGAACAGCCTGATTATTCTGCGTTGTCTCTTGCAAAACGTCAAACGTTACGGCATGGTACGAAATAGGCCGGTAGCTGCGCAAACAGCCCCGGCCCTTGTGAAGACCACTCAACCGCAAAGTCGAAAGGAAATCACGATGAAATACCTAGCACCCCTCTCTGCCCTTGTCATGGCGTGTGGACTGCTTGCCCTCCAGGTCACCGGCGGGCTCGAGTACACCGAGGGCGGCTCGCTCTACACGCGAGCGTCCATGATCGCGGCGATGATCGCGGTGGCAACCCTGCCGCTCGTCATCGATGCAGCCTGGGCTCGGAAGTCGCGCGGCGCTGCCGTCGTGATGGCCGTCGCCCTGCTGGCCTTCCTCGGCTACTCCCTCCCGGCCACGACAGGCCGGACGGGCGAAATCAAGGAGACCAGCGCCGCCCTCGAAAGCAAGGCCATTGAAGACAAGGCCCGGATCCAGGCCGACTACGACGCCACCAAGAAGCTCGTTGACGAGTCGAACGCGTGGCAGCCCAAGGCGTGCGCCGGGGGCAACGGCAAGAACTGTAAGTCCGCGACCTTCGTTCTCAACCAGAGGCAGGCGTCTCTCGAGAAGCTGGCCCGGCAGCTCGAGGCGTTCAAGGCGCCCCCGCCCGGGGACCTTGGGTCGGAACTGTGGGCTGGCGTGGTCGGGCTTGCCCCGGCGACGGTCCGGAAGGCGTCCGTGCTGCTTTACGCCCTCGGGCTCGAGGCGGCACTGTTCGGGCTCATGTGGTTCTTTGCCCGGAGCCTGCGGGCCATCACGGAGACCACGCCCTCGGAGCAGATCGACGAGGAGATCAAGGAGCTCAAGAAGGTGATCTCGAACGATACCGATCCGCTGCCCCCGACCAAGGCCATCGTGCCAAAAGTCGCGGGAGCCGAAGTGATCCCGTGGGCTGTAGCTTTCGAGCGACAGCATGGGCGCAGGCCTCGTCTCGACGAAGCCGAGCAAGCCTTCATCGACGTCGCGCGTACTACGATCTACAGGCGGCTCCGGGAGGCGTGTTAACTGCTGCTTCTGGGCTCCAACCGGATTTAAGACGCCAGTTGATCAGGGAGTGACTTACGCCCTTCTCTCGCGCCCACTGACTACGTGGCTTGGTGACACCGCCTACCTTCAGGTAGGCGGTGTTTCTTTTGTTCAACTGCTGCTCGGACTTCGTGGCCCACCGACAATTCGAGGGCTCGTAGTTGCCATCGTTGTCGATGCGATCTAGCGAAGCCTCTGGCGGTCGCGGCCCCATATCTTCCACAAATGAACGGACATCCAGCCAGCGCTCACATACGCGAATCCCCCTACCTCCGTAGTCCGCATACGACTTGTGCGCCGGGTTCTCGCACCTGCGCCGCATTAACCACCAAGTGTGGTAGAGACCCGAGTCGACACATCCATGCCGGTAACAGCGCGCCGCTAGACCTTCACCTCGTTTGCATCCGCAAGACATGCTGCGCCGCCTCCGCAAGCTTTGCTCCGAGACTGTTCTCTCGGTTCCACACGAGCAGCGACAGTGCCAACGGACACCGTAACGGTCAGAGCTAGCCTTCGCTACCAACACCCAGCGACCTACGACGTCGCCTGTTTTCATCCCGCCCTCACTTTCATCTCGTCCAGCGCCACTCTCAGGTGGCGCCTGGCATCCGCTTCCGTCGCGCCCCATCCAACAATGGAGATCCAACAGCCGTTGTCGCCGTTGATCAGGTAGTCGCCACGAAACTCTGCCTCGAAGCCAGACTTCTCGGTCTGCCGGATCAGGATTCCTGAGAGTTCCATCGCGATACCCTTTCAATTCCGTGCAGTCTCACGCCGCTTCCAGCTGGTTCACCGGCACCTCGACTTCCTGCTTCCCGCCAAACATCGGAACCAGCACCCTCGCAGTCTCCCCCTTGATCGAGAGGATCGGCACGCAGAGATGCGCCCATGCGCTGCCGGGCAGCTCGACGAGATCGCCGACGCGAAACGAGCGGTGTACCCGCACGGTACTGGTTGGAACCAGCCCGCCTGACATGCGAGCGAGCTTCTGGACCGCCTCGTCCCGGATGAGCCCGGGGCGCCCGTCCACCGTCACCACACCGGTCACGCCCCGCCCCGCGAACGCCCGCACGACATCCCACGGGTCTGCACCGGCCGCGAAAACATAGCGGGGCAGCAGCGCGTAATCACGCTGCACGCGGCGATTCCGGCCCGTCCTCTTCCACTTGGTCTCCACCGGGCAGAAGGCCGAAAGGCCCCGGCGGCGCAGCATCTCTTCGACGGCGAACTCTTTCATCGGAGACGTGCGGAGCGCAAACCACGCGGTCATTTTTCAGCTTCTCCAAAATGTAACGCGCGGACTCGATTGATATGGGAATTTTGGTGCGGCCAAGCTCGGTCGCGAAACGAAGGGCCTGGCGCAGCTCTTTCTCGGCGTAGGTCACCCCGGCGCCCTCCTGCTCGGCTTCACCTTCTTGCTGGTCCTCTGCCTGATCTTCTGGGAGGCGTTCATCCCGTATCCGTGGACCTTCTCCACCTTCCCGTTCTTGATGCGGTAGCCTTTGAGCGTGAGGGGGCGGGTCATAGCATTTCTCCCAACGGACCTAGATGCTCCTTGATCTCGTCAATACGCCTCTGCATCCAGCTACGTTGCCTGAGCAGTTCTCGGCGCTCGCGCTCTTCCAGCATCATCCTGGCCTTGTTCGATGCTGATACCGAACGCAGACCGTCGATGCGTTGAGCTGCGACGACTTCCAAATTTCGGTCCTCATTTCTTGGGTTTTCAATGTTGGCGAGCATCTTCGTGAGGCTCGCCAACTCGTCATGTAAATGCGATTGATTGGGCGATCCTAATTGGCCAGCTAGCCCGCTTATTGAGACTAACGGACCTCTTTTAACCGCGTAGAGCATGTCTTCCGTGACTTGCTTCATGGCCACTGGCGCGGCAACAGCAGCGCCTGCGCTCGCGCGAAAGAAGCTTCTGCGATCTAGTGTGGTCATGCCAGAACCTCATCACGAAGGCGGCCGCGGCCGAACCTGTTGAAGGGGCCACCCGGCTCTTTTGACCGCGTTCGCACCGGCGGAGCTGTGAAGCACGCCCCATGATGGCCGGCGCAGTAGCTCGATCCTGCCACCCGCTCGCACGGGCAGAAACCGTGATCGGGGTCGCGCACATCGCCGTAAATGAACCGGCAGGTCTTTTCGGTTAGATCTTCGAACGAGACGAGCGTGTCGGGCCGCTGCGGCTCAGGCGGCAGGGCCTCACGGGGCGGGCGCGGGGCTCGGGGCTCCAGTTCCACCACCTCGCGCACTTCGGCCGGGATCTTGACCACCTTCGGCTTGTACGGCTTGCGCTCCTTCTTGAGCTTGATGGCGCCGATGCGGTGCATCTTTCCGATGACGGCGTTGCGGGTGATGCCTCCACCCAGGCTGTTGGCGATCTTCCGCGCCGAATGCCCCGTAAACCACAAGCGCTTGGCTCTCTCCGTGCGTTCATCCGTCCAGCCTGATTGTTCCCCGTACATGCTTACCCCCGATCTCCGGTCATGCGTTTGGAAGTTTCTGAAAGATGCAAAATGTTCGTCCCCGTAAGTTGCCCACGCCGGATGTCGGCCATGTCCTGGAGCGACGGCAGTCGCCATTTGCCTATCCACCTTGCCGCGTCGTAGGGCTTCACCTCGGCAATGGCAGCGTCGATTTCCTCCACGGCTTGCGCCGTCTGCACCCTGGCAACGAGCGCTGCCCACCATGTGTCAAAGTTTTCGATTGGCTCTAGCCTGATGCCGTTCTGGACGACCTGCTTTCGGGCTGCGTCGATGGCGTCCAGGCACTCGGCAACCGTTGGCCAAGCGCGGAATTTTCTCTGCTTGATGATCACGTCAGCTGCTGCGTCGAGGATGTCCCGCGGCGTTCCCTTGAACGCATTCGCGTACTCGGCGAGAAACCCAACGGGGTCCTCTGTCTTGGGCTCGCCAAACACGATCGCGAGCCGTTTCACGAGCGGATTAGAACTCACCTGCTGCCTCCATCTCGGCTATGATCGAAAGGGCTGATTTTTTGGGCGTAGCTGCGCTTGACGCCTGCCTTGGCTCGGCCTTGATGCGCTCACAAATCCGGTTCAGCAGCGGCACGGGCCGCGCGATAACGTCACCCTGCGCGAGCTTGGATCGCAGCTCGCCGAAGGCTCGCTTGACGGTGGCAGAGCCGTGCAAGGCGCAGGCAGTGGCAAGCCAACCCTCCGCTGTTTGGGTGTCGGGGGCGTATGGGCTCAGCCAGACGG